AAGCTCTTTAGATTCCTCTAAATTGTCTTTTAAAAACGTGGTGAGGTTTAGTTTCGCCTGGGCAGCTCTACATAAATTATTTTTAGCTTCTAAATCTTGAGCAGCCTGTTTTACTTGACCAGTTGCAGGATCAAAAGAATATGCATTTGCCATTGCTGACTCCAAAGCTTCAGACAATCGATCATATTCTTTAAGATATTTTTGACTTGGTTCAGCTAAACAAGTGATGGAAATTAGGGTTAGACATACAAAAGCTATTGTTTTCATATTGTATAAATTCTGATGTTTAAAAAAATATAACATAAGAAAAATTACAGACCCAACTTTTTAAAAGCTTTTTCATCCAACTTTCTCAAATCATCTAAGCTATAGAAACGGCCTTCAGGATCAAAGAACTTTTCAAAATCAAATTTCCCATCTTTATAGAGCTTAAAGCGCTTTGGCCCTAGCCACTCCCTTTGAAAGAAATCATCTGTTTTCTTAAAGAACTCTTTGAATGTGGTGTTTGCATCTAACTGTCCTATTAACTGGCTTCGCTCTTCTTTGGGGATGTCTTTAACTCTACGTTCGTCCATTACAAATGGCCGTTCGCCAACAAGTTGACCGTCCTTCTCGACCGGAACCAAGATACTGCGACAGTTAGGATGTAACGGCGGCACTCGCTTTGCCGGATCATTTATTTCCCACACTGAACCATCTAATGAAGCGCAAAGCTTAGAAGTTCGTCCATCTAAAACACTAACAAATCGGACATATTCAAAGCCAATTTGGTTGAAGCTATTTAGATAGGCTTGATTAGCTACATGACTTCGCACAGTTCTTACCGTTCGCTCAATATCAGTTTTGGTACCATTTAAGATCCCATCTTCATAGTTAAGCCGTTTGCTCCCTCGAATACGCTGAACAATTTCTTGGTTAGTTTTGCCTGAATTAATACCATCTCGAATTGCATACTCAACCTTTTGACGGGCACTTTCAGCAATTCTTGAAAGCAGATCATCGACAAGAGCGCCACCTGCCAACGGAACTTTTTTAGCGGATAAGAATAGTTTTTCCCCATCAGGCTTATTAATTTTTGCTCCATAGAGCTTAGCTACGTAATTGGCCTCATAAACAGCCAGCGCCGTAGCAGAAACGGCAAAAGCTTCAGGTAATGCTAAATTAACACTGGCAAACCATTGGGCAATCAAATCCCTAATTTCCCTTAAATTTGAAGTTGTATATTTACCACCAGCTAAAGCAACTTTCTCCGACTCATTAAGCTCATCCAATAAATCCCGAAGCTTAGATAGCATCTTGCTCGTATCATCATTGAATAAAGCCAATAACTCATTTACCGTTTTTGATGAAGCACGATAAAGATAGGCCTGGTGCTGAGTGAGTGCTTCAAATAGTTTTTTGATATCTGTTGCCATCTCACTCTACCTTTTGATTTAAAGTCCCATCTTGCTCTGCTTCAACATTCTGAAGTTCTTCTTCATATTTTTGTTTAGGGAACATACCTGTTTGGTTGTATTCCCACCATGATTTAAATGAAGATCGGCCTTGTAGAGCTGCTTCAAATAACTGTCGAGCTAACTCAGCTAAATAACCCTGTTTGTTAAATTCTTGACTGATTTCGAACATCAGGTCATCTTTATTAAGAGCATCAACATTAGCTATTACGTATTTGGCACACCATCGCAAAGCCATAGACAAGGCTTCATTCATGTTCACGACACATAGCGATAAAACGGAATGCTGAACAGCATCATCATTGTTAGCTTCTGTGGCTGTTTTAGCAGCAGAACCCTTTTCAATTAAGCGTGCGCCTAATTCTTTCATTTGATTCCACTTATCTTTCATTGCTTCACGGGACAAAGTGTTAGGGTTTGCTTGTTCAATGCCGATTTTGCCATTTTCAGGCAAAGGCAAAAGTACCTTCGCTCCAACGTAAATGCCTCGAGCTTTTGCCTCATCGAACCATTGCCAGTTCACACCGCTAACATAGTATTGAGGTTGCCCCATATAAAAAACGGACTCTTGAAAGTCCGCACTGTCACGATAATGAGCTAAATTTAGATTAGCTAATGCGAGTAATGGAGGTTTCTTAATTTCTTCAGAATTATCTACCGCACCGACAAAAGTAAATGGAATATAAGACCAAGTTTTGCCACTGTGATCAGTCGGAAACTTTTTTGGCCCTCCTTCATATTCGCCCTTGTCATTTTTGGTATATATCTGAACAGAATAAGCATATTCTCCATTGTCAACTGGCTCTAAACGCAAAACACGGAACTGCTCACGATCCTCTTTACTGAAACCATCACTTCCACGGGTAGAAACTACCTCTCGGATAACTACTAAACATAGTTTTTTCTGGTTCCCAACCATCATTGAATCCCAGTTAATTACATCAACAGCATTCAATAAATGAATCATCGGATAGGCTTTTTGTGCTTTAAATTCCGCTAGATTACGAGCTGGCGGCACATCAGGATAATCTACATATAAAGCACAACGATAATGCTTCAATAAATGGCGAATTCCATTTTGAGCCAATTGATAAGTACTTAAACCAGCACCATTTGCATTACGTTCTAAATGAGCAAGTTCCGGAGGAAATTTAAAACTTGGATCGGTTGCAAAAGCTGCACCAACTAAACTATTTGATGTAGTCCCTGTTACTTCATAAAAGACTGCACGGGTAAGATAAGCCTCATAAGCGCTTTTATTTGCAGGTGATTTATCATGTGCATTTGGCATCGGCAAATATTTTTCACCTTTAGCCTTAACTGCATCTTCACCTTCACAAACATCATCAAGTTTTTGCCAGTATGGCAAGTTCTTAACATATTCAGCATGTTGAAAAGTTACATCACTCATCGAGCAAATCCCATATCAGCAAAGAAGGCTTCAAAACCTTCATGTAATTCATTAAACGCATCTGAAGCTGCATCCACTTGGTCGTCATGTGTGCCATTAGGAAAATGACGAAGCTCATCAATAAAATCCTTATTCCATTCACCTTTGAGCATTCGTACATTTCCCACGTTAACTTGGGCCGCAAATGGTTGTGCACGTGTAAGCTTGTCACCTGAAATTGGTTTGGCTATCACGTTATAACCCGCAAGAAGCTTCACAAATGAACTAGCTTGCGATTTACCAGCTTGACCGGGATCTTGTGGTAGACGCACAGAAACTTTTTTCCCATCTATTTTTGCTGTTTGTTCTAAGCGCTTATTCACATTGTCAGGTCCAAGCTGTCCTCTAGTTACATCGACAATGTAAGTAAAACCATCTGCGCCTAGAGCTTCTCGCACACCTACTGTAAAGTCGCCCTCATTTTCGGTAGCCCCAAAATCCCAAGCCCTAACTTGTTTCAATACATCCGCAGGCAAAGCATCAACAATTTGAATATTGTCGGGCTTAAAAAAACCGCCTGCTGGCGGTGATGGCATTTGTCGGTACTGCCCGGCAAATACATATGGTGCTGCTTGCTCCATTAGCCTCAATTTTTGGATATTGTGTTTTGCTGGCCACAGTGCGGATCCGTCTTCCTGAATAGCTGAAAGACATAGATGCTCCCACACTTCACCGTTACCACCAGCTACAGGAACGCCGTCTTTTCTATCACCTAGCAACCATCCAGCTAAATCATCTTCATGAAGTCGCTGCATAATCACAATGATCGGCGTATCTGGCGAGTTAGTACGCGACTCAAGGGTGTTTTGGAACCAATCAATTACCCCTTCTCGAATTGTTTTAGAAGAAGCTTCATGCGCTTTGTGTGGGTCATCGATAATGATGCATCCACCAAACCCATCACGAAGTTTACCTGCGCCAAAACCAGTAATCGTACCGCCTGTACCAGTCGCATAGCAGACACCGCCTTGAGAAGTTCTCCAGAAGTCTTTAGCCTTACTATCATCACGCAATGTAAGCTCGGGAAAGACTTTTCTATACGCCTCTTCTTGCACAAGGGTTCGAATCTGGAAGGCGTTATTTGCGGCAAGCATTGCCGAGTAACTGATATGAATAAACTCACAGTCAGGCTTCTTTCCAAAACACCAAGCCATAAAATTAATTACAGCAATTTCAGTTTTAGAATATCGTGGTGGAACGTTAATAATTAACCGCTTTATCTCTCCGCGATAAACTTTCATCAAAGCTTCACAGATTTCTAAGTGGTGCCAGTTCTGCATCCATTTATAACCACGGCGCTCCTTAAACATGTACCTTGTGAAGAAATATAAATCTTCTTGCGCCTCGATCCGGATGGCTTTATCCCGAGCCGCATCAGTACTCATCTAAGACTTCCCTCCGCGCTTTTAAGTAATCTTCCATTGGAACTGGAATTTCTGAATTAACTGTTTGGACTGGACCGCCGTCTTTGCCTGTAATTTCTTTTCGATTGGTATAAAGTCCACCAACCTCTTTAGCTGCCTGCTCTAAAAGGCTCGGCACAATGACTGGGTTTTCTTTGAATTGTTCATGATCGATGAACCGTTGTAGACGCTTGAGGCGGTAGGCAATATTTGCGATTGGGATTGCGCTAAGGTTGTCGTTCATTTCCTTGCGCACTCTGTAGAACTCAGTTTTAAATTCTTCGCTTAAGTCCTGCCCTGTTTTCTTTGTTGGGTCGTATGCTTCACATTGCTGTTTGGTTACGGTGATACCAAATTCTTCTTGGACGCCTCTTGCTGTTTCACTAGGTGTCTCATAGGTAGCAAGTGACCGTACTATATAGAGTTTCACCCGTTTATTAAGCCTTGCCATTTATCTCTATCCGTCCAAGTACGTCCAAGTAGAGTGGCAAAAAAAATTTAAACCACCTTCAAGTTACAAGTGCCGCAAGCATAATGAACATCTGCCCGTGACAGCTGCGGTCTTTTATTAGCTGCTTCAACTATCCGCATAACATCCTCACTTGCTCCATATCGACGAACAACGCCAGTAAATTCTTCAACATCGTGACCTTGAATAGCTAACTTAGGCATACCAGTTTCTCTGTTATAAGCTGGTGTCCCGTATTGGTCCTTCTTATGTGCAATGTGATAAAGCTCGTGTTCAACCAAAGCACAAAAGTTCACATCACTTGCTATACGTGAATATGAAGCATCAAAAGTGATTAAGTATTCAGGTAAATAATTGAACCACTGGATGAATTGTTCTTCTTGTCGTTCTTTCTTCCAGCCACCAGCATTGATCATGACTTTTTCAGTAGTACCAATGACCTGACGGCCTTGCTTTTTAAAACCAGATCTAGCCCACATCACAGCAATATCGGGATATCGAAATGACCGTAAATGCATGTGATCAGGGTTAAATAATTTAGATTTAGGATCTAGAAAAACCTTTCTTATCCATTCCCATAATTCTGGCGCTGGCACAAAGTTAGGCGTACCCATTTCAAAAATCCAATCTGGAGGCATTGGACGAACAGGCACATGAAAGCCGACTTCATTTTTCATAAATTTAACCCAATAAAAAAAAGCCCCAAATTGGGACTTTGTAATTCATTAATTAAGTAAAAAATATTCCATAATTCTTTCAATCTACTACAAACTTAATTCTGCTTTTGACTCTCAATCATTTCTGAAAGGCTTTTTTGAAATTCAGGGATGGAAAATATATCAATATATGGCATTTTAAGAATCCTTTTATTTTTCTTAAGTACGCCTAAGCCAGAAAGAGACTGTGATTTATCTGTTAGGAAAAAAAATTCAAAACAGTAACCCTCAAAAATAGTTAAAAACCGAATTCGCTGCATATTATCAATATTACAATAAATATCAGTTATAAAATCTAATTCCATTTCATTAAATGGAGCTATCAAACTTACTAATTTTGAAATTCTGAGATCATAACATTCGGTTAAAAAAACCCGCTCGTTCTTAACACTTTCCTTTAAAAAATTTTTAGCTAAAGGAGATTCATCAAAAATTTTTAATTTTTTAAAAACTTCATGGTTAGATTCAATTCCTCTCCACATGATAGACAATAAATATAATATAAGCTTATTTTGGTCAACACCTTGAATTTCATAGTGATTATCTCTCTTTTTATGTTTTACAGATTTAATTCTATTTCTTAAAATATTTAATGAATAGTCTTCATATTTTTTATTTAGTTTATGTTCACATTCACCACATAACATATATGTTGCCCACTGATCTTGATCTTTGACAACTTTATTATGCTTTTTATCAAATCTTAAAGCATGATTTGCACCTTTTAAGGCCTTTTTAAAAACTGCTCTGCCAATGACATGCGAACGTTTCAATTCTTTTTCTAGATCGCATAGTTTGCAAATTCCTTTTTTCATTTTGCTGCATATCACTCTTGATGTTTCATTTATATTTTATCAATAAAAATAAAGGAATAAAAAATTAAAATATTTAGGATTATTAACAAAAAAAAGCCCCTCCAATAATCGATATTCAGCGAGGCCATTTGCGCCATAATAAGCTCGGTAACTTTTCTATAGATGCGTAAAAGTAATTTTTTAAAAATATCTTTTAAATTTAATTTATTAAGCAAAAAAGAAATATTACCCTATTTTTCAACTTCTTTTAATAAAATATACAAAGCTGCATAGTTATCAATAGCTGCGACAATTTCCTGCTTTTTTTGATCAAATGATATAACAGGTGTTCGGTTTTGATGAACTTTATCAATAATTTCATTTTTCAAATCGATATAAAAAACCGTAGGTTTAGGGAATTCATCGCTATCATTGAATTGCTTGTCATGAAATATAGGATAAAATTTATTTAATTGATCAATTAACAACCTTGTTAATTGAACTTGAATTTCAGACTTTAGATCATTAAAACAATCCGATTGTTTAATTTCGTTGATGAGTGAAAAGAAATATTCTGCTCTACTATCCACTAAATGGCTACTTCCAAAACCACCTGAAGAATGTAAACTTTTCAAAAGTAACATCCGATATGTTGAAACTTTAATTGACTTTAATTGATCTATTGTTACTTGTAATTCCTTTTTTGCTTCTTTTAATTTTACAATATTGCCCCCAATTGATAGCTCTTGAACCTCATCAAAATATGCGATTATTGCGGATACAATTGCTGAAAATATTATCAAAATAACGAAGTGGTTTTGGTCAATGTATTTATCCTTTAAAAGGATAAAGGAAACAAATGAAAATAAAATAAATGTAATTAAAGAAAATATGATTCTCATGCAGATTTTCAGCAAAGAAAATTTTATTATCAACAATTTAAATATAGTTGCAATAACTTTTTCTAGATTTCCACTTAAAGATATTTTATTCATTCTTATAAAATAAAAGCCCATCGTTTGATGAGCTTTTGAATCTCAGTGATTTGCATACAATAAGATCATTGTAATACAAATATGCCACACCCCGTGCGCACACTCAAGCGGTTTTTTCAAAAGTTTCAAACTTAAATTGAGGGTTACGGCTTTTGATATAGGCCATACCACATTTTAAATCCTGTCTAATTTGATTAACTGAAGTATCGTTACTTTGAGCAATATCGCGTAAAGAATTACCCATAACATGATGTGACCAAATTGCTGAAATCCATTCTTGTATAATATGGTCTTCGATTAATTTAATATCAATAATCAATCTATGGATTGCACGCGCTTCATTATCATTTAACTGACAGCATGTACCCTTACGGCGGATACATAAGCGATCTTTTAAATTTTCATCGCTCATATACATAGCTATTAATTTTTCACGTTGTTTTTGAGTGATGCGTTTTGTTGGCATCGTCTTAACAATTTTGACCATTGTTTCGGTATCGCCGTTAAGCCAAGCTCCAAGCTGGCGACACCACTCTTCAAAACTAAATCTAGACCAATCGACCGCTTGTAAAATGTGTTGTTGTACTGGCATATTCATTTTCATCCCACCAATTGCTCAATTTGTTTAATCGCCACGCCTGCTTTAACTTGCTCTGTGCTGAACCGTAAAACTGTAAAACCCATCATTGCTGCGGAGTTGTATTTCTCCATATCCCCTATATAGCCTTTGCCCCTTGTATGACGGCCTCCACTCCAGATCCCGCCTTCCACCTCAACTAAAATCTTTGTACCCGTAATCAGAAAATCAGCTCTCCATTTGCGTTTTGGATGGAACTTATATTCCTGTTCAAAACCGATCTTGCATGCTCTTAAATGCGTTGCCAGAACCATTTCACCCACACTTGGTTGTCTGGCAACTTGCTTTGCTGAACGCCGCTTTTTATTTTTCTTTATCGGAAATAACTT